CCTACAGTGGCCACCAACCTGTACACACCAGGCACAGGCTTCAATATCACAGTGCCAACGCCTACGAGTGAGCAACAATGGATGGTCATCCAGCCTGCTGGCACATTGGCCGCAGGCACGATCACATTGCCATTGAACACTGGTGTGCCTGATGGCACTGAGGTGCTGATCACAACCACCCAGATAATCACCAGCTTCACACTGGCGGTCAATGGCGCGGCCAATGCATACGGTGCACCGACCACATTGGCAGCCAATGCCTTCTTCACAATGCGCTTCTATCAAGCCACAAACAGCTGGTATCGAGTCGCATAATCATGGCCACCAAAGACTCAAGACTCGCTCGCGTTGGTGTGGAAGGCTACAACAAGCCAAAGCGCACACCATCGCATCCGACCAAAAGCCACGTTGTCGTGGCCAAGGCCGGTGACCAAGTGAAGACAATTCGCTTTGGTCAGCAGGGCGTGTCTGGGTCTCCAAAGAAGGAAGGCGAGTCAAAGGCATCCGAGGCTCGTCGAGAATCATTCAAGGCCAGACATGCTGAGAACATTGCCAAAGGCAAAATGAGCGCAGCATACTGGGCCAACAAGGTCAAGTGGTAAGCCATGCAAATCCCAATTCTCAACGGCATCTACGCTGACAACACGCCAGAGCTGCGCACAGCCTATCCTGTGAACATGATGCCAGTGCCAAAGCAGTCTGGCATCAGCAATGGATTCCTGCGCCCAGGTGATGGCATTGTAGCCAATGGAACAGGTCCAGGCATTGACCGTGGTGGTGTCAATTGGAACGGCATCTGCTACCGAGTTATGGGCACCAATCTGGTGACCGTGGCCAGCAATGGCACTGTGACGATTCTGGGCGATGTTGGTGGGCCAACAACAGAGTTGGTGACATTCGACTACAGCTTCGATCTGCTTGGAATTGCATCCGGTGGCCGACTATATTTCTGGAATCCAGTTTCATCTACTCTTACGCAGAACACCGACCCAGACCTTGGCGTGGTGCTTGACTTCTGCTGGGTCGATGGATACTTCATGACAACCGATGGCGAGTTTTTGATCGTCACAGAGCTGTCTAATCCACTGGCAGTCAATCCTCTGAAGTATGGTAGTTCAGAAGTTGATCCAGACCCTGTGGTGGCATTGCTCAAACTTCGCAATGAGGTATATGCGCTAAACAGAAACACCATTGAGGTGTTCGACAATGTTGGTGGTGAGTTGTTCCCATTTGCACGCATCGATGGCGCTCAGATTCAAAAGGGCGTAATCGGCACATTTGCATGCTGCGTCTACATCGAGCGCATCGCATTCTTGGGTGGTGGACGCAATGAAGCACCAGGCATTTATGTTGGCGCAGCAGCAACCACACAAAAGATCAGCACGCAAGAGATCGACAACTTGCTTCTTGAATACACCGAAGCGCAATTGTCCACGGTCAAATTGGAAGCACGCAACGACAAGAGCCATCAACACCTCTACGTTCACCTGCCAGACCGCACAGTTGTCTATGATGCATCGGCATCTGAAGCACTGGGTGAGCAGGTCTGGTTCACACTGACAACCACCATTGTTGGCTTTGCGCAATACCGCGCACGCAATCTGGTCTGGTGCTATGACAAGTGGCTGGTGGGCGATCCTCAGTCCAGCGCAATCGGTTACTTGGTGCAATCCACTGGCCATCATTGGGGTCAGCAAGTGCGATGGGAGTTTGGCACGCTCATCGTCTACAACGAAAGCAATGGCGCAATCTTCAACGAGATGGAGTTGGTCAGCTTGACAGGCAGTGTTGCCCTTGGGAAAAACCCACAGATCAGCACCAGCTACAGCGTGGATGGCAAGTCATGGAGCCAAGACCGCAGCATCTCGGTTGGCACCACAGGTAGCAACAAACGCCTGGCATGGTTCCAGCAGGGTCACATGCGCAACTGGAGAATTCAGCGATTCCGTGGCGACAGTGATGCGCATGTGTCATTTGTCCGTCTTGAAGCCCAGATCGAGGCATTGGCATACTGATGGCAACCGCACCTACATCCCGCAGACTTAACTTGACGCGAGATCAGCTCGCGGCATTCCTGACTGATCAGCAACAGATCAGACAGTTTGAATTGCTGTTTTCTACGGTCGACGAGTTGCAGGTGATTGTTGGAACTGACTTTGAGTACCAAGCAGACACAGCAGCGGCCACAGCAAACGAGGCGCTTGCGCAACTGAGCGCATTGGCACAGGACACCGCAGTCGAGGACGCTGTGCTTAATGCCAAGGTGCAACAAGCATTGGATGCAATACCTCGTCTGGCACAAGCACTTGAACTTCTGGCCGCTGCGCCAGTCATCGAGAACAACAACTCGGTGGTGACAGACTACATTGACTTCAACACCACCACACCATCTCCAGCCGTGAAAGTTGGAAGGATGCACTGGAATGGTGGCTACACGCTCAACCTTGAGATGACACCAAACGTCAATCAAGCCATTGGCGAGTCGCAGTACTACTACATCAAAGCCTCGGCAGCCATCGCCAAAGGCCAGTTGGTGATGTTTGATGGCTCGGTTGGTGCATCTGGCGTGCTCAAGGGCAAGCCATCAACTGGCGTGACAAATGGCCAGCTCATCATGGGCGTGGCCGCAGAAGCCATTGCAAACAATGGATTCGGTCTGGTCTCCAGCTTTGGCCTGGTGCGAGGATTCAACACCACCGGAACACCTTATGGTGAAGTCTGGGCAGACGGTGACATCCTGTACTACAACCCATCATTTGCTGGTGGCCTGACAAAGAATCTGCCAGCAGCCCCAACACCTCACGTGGTTGTGGCCGCAGTCGTCAATGCGGCTACAGCAGGGTCTGGTTCCGTTTTTGTCAGAGTTCAAGCCGAGCCATTGGTCAGCCAACTTTCTGACGTTTATGCACCGACACCAACAAATGGGGATGTCCTCGTTTACGATGGAGTCCAACTACGTTGGGAAAACGGCCCAGTGCCAGCTTCAAGCCTTCCAGCTTCTGTCAAATCTAACTTGGTGCTCACATGGCTTTCGATGTAATCACACCCACAAAACTTGGCCAAGCGGCCATCACCACTGGCGTGACCACGCTGTACACAGTACCGGCCAGCACACGCACGCTTGTCAAAGAATTCAGCATTGCCAACACCACGGCAGCGGCCATCAATGTGCGCGTGTTTTTCGTGCCATCCGCAGGCTCGGCAGGCACTAGCAATGCGTTCCTATACGATGTTCCTGTTCCTGCAAACAATGCTTTGCAATACAACGGCATCGAGGTGCTGAACGCAGGTGACACAATTCAAATTCAGGCAGCATCTGCTGGACTGACCATCATCGCCAGCGGTGGCGAAGCCACATAAGGAGAATGAAATGACCGTATCAATCAAGGTTTTAATCCCGCCAAAACAGGCCGAAGCAACCCAGACAACGCAGTACACAGCAACCAACTGCAAGGCGATCATTGACAAGTTCACGATCACCAACACCAATACGACCAATGTGACCATCAGCGTCAACTTGGTGACAAGTGGTGGTACTGCTAGCGCAAGCAACCTGATCATTGACACACGCGCCATTGCACCTGATGAGACCTACACCTGCCCAGAACTGGTTGGCCAAGCGCTCGAGTCTGGCAGCTTCATCAGCACAATTGCCAGCTCTGCTGCATCACTCACCATCCGCGCATCTGGCCGCGAAATCACTTAATCAAGGAGAAAAGCATGGACAAATTCATGATGATGCCCAAGGGCTTTATGGGTCTGCCGATGGATGAGGAATTCATCACCACAGCAGAAAACAAGAAGAACACTCAGGTTGCCATCGATGACTGGATGCTTGGCCCTGAGAATCCAAGCAACGAGCCAACAGCCAATAAGACCTACTGGATCGCTGTTGGCAAGGCCATGCAAGTGGATGAAAAAGAGTCTCGTCGTCGTCGCTGCTCGAACTGCGAGTACTACGACAACAGCACCATGACGCAGGCCAAAATGGAGCGTATCCCCCGAAATGACTGGGACACCGATGCTGGTTTCCGTGGTTATTGCACAAAATTCGAGTTCATCTGCCACGACCTGCGCGTCTGCCAGGCATGGGAAGAACGTGAATTTGAAATGGAAGATTGACCAAATGCCAAAATGTGGGAAAATAAAGGCGCTGAGTCTATCGGGCCACCAGCAGCTCACCCTTAATAGGAGTTGCGCATGATTGGTATCGAATGGCTCAAAGAAAACCTGCAAAGGGTTCTTCTGCTGCCTGCGCCAGTCGTGGAATGGCTCGTCATGGTCTACGATGCCATTCAGGTGTTTGACGATGTTGCTGATGGCGATACGGTCGAGCGCAAAGACCTGAATGCGACCATCTGGAACACACTGGTGGGAATGCACCAGAACCAATTTTTTATCACAAACAGCCACCATCTTGTGCCACTACTCGCGGCCATGATCTTGAAGTGGCAAGCCTCCGATCAAGCAGAGCGTGCAGGTGAAGCTGATGCCAAATCATTCGTCTGGCGTGCAGGCTACTACGACCTGATTCTTATGGCCGTATCGCTTACACATGGCCCAGGCTTTGCCACAAATAATGCTCATTTGGTCATGGAGATGTATGGCGAGAAATTTGAAGACTACATGAAGGAGTTTGGCAATGCCTGATCCAATAACAGCCCTAGTCGTTGGTGGAAGCCAACTTATCGGAAGTTCAATGCAGGCCAGCGCTGCTGGTGATGCAGCAGCTATTCAGTCTGGCGCAGCAGAAGCTGGTATTGCAGAACAGCGCAGGCAATTCGATGCCATGCGTGAATTGCTTAAACCTTACACCGAGGCAGGCCTGCCAGCACTTGAGGCACAGCAAGCCTTTCTTGGTCTGCAAGGACCAGAGGCCGAACGTGCAGCCATCGAACGCATCAGAGAAGGTGAGACCTTCCAAGCACTTTCCAGCCAAGGAGAGGAAGCATTACTTCAACGCGCATCGGCCACTGGTGGCCTGCGTGGT